CAATCTTAGCAAATTCATAGTGTTCATACGCATACTTTTTTACTTGCTTAACTCTCTCTAGCAATATATACTTAACTTCAGTACCATCATAGTATGTCGCATTTGTATAATGACCTTGCACATGTAACGTCAGTATTTTCATTAAAATTCCTCAATACACTCGATTAACAAATTCATTCTATTTGCAATAAACAAGTCAAGCAACTTACGCTTGCTACCTTGTATAGAACTATTTAGTTGCTCTAAAATAGTCTCTTGCATATCAGATGGTGTTTGTCTCAAATCAACAAGTATAGCGTTCTCTTGAAAACGTGCATAGTCGATAGGTGGAGTTGTAAGAAATTCTACAATCTTCTTCTTGGTAATAGGTTTCTGACGACCACCTGTTACGAATACATCACTAGGTGATAGAATGTTCGGTATTCCATCTCCTCTGTCGCCTTTGATGATATGCTCAAGCAGATAACCTTTAGGGTCATTACACTTGAGAAACTTCTTTAAGATAGGTGAGAACTGCTCAACATTGCTATACTCTTGCAACTGTTGAAAGTCTTTATCACCTGAAAGAATAAGAATAGGGTCGCCACCTAATTGCTGTCCATGCTCATGACAAATTGTGCCGATGATATCATCTGCTTCTGCATGTTCTACTTGTAAGACTTTGTATGGAGCGTTATTGCGTATCTCATCACGCACACCATTCAGACATGTAAAGATTGCGTTCCAGTCATACTGAGACTTCTCTCGGTCACCTTTACGCGATGCTTTATAGTGTGGGAATATCTCTTTACGCCAATAGTTCTTATCATCACAACAGATAATCATCTCGCCATACTTCTGTCCAAACTTCTGCTTGTACATGCGTAGACTATTGAATACCATATGTCGAATTAGATTTTCATCAATAGATGTAGCACCTTGAAGGTTCATCATCATATTAGAAATCATTACTTGGTTCAAATCAACTAAAATCATATTATATCTCTCTCATTGTTAATACTTATTATCGCACATTTTGATGCGTTTGTCAAGCATTAATTTTCATCATCATCTTCTAATTCGTCTAACAATAGTGTCAGACCGACTTGAGCAATTTCGCCTGCTCTATTTTTGATTACGTTAAACTTGCAGTATCTATCGACCAAGTCTTGAAATTCATGATGCACCTTTCCGTGACGCAACAGACAACTACGCAATGCTTCTAATGCAAATGCATAGTCTTTTAGAAACTCAGGATCTTCTACGTTGACACCATGCGCTACCATTTCTTTAGCACCAGCAACAAGAATACTCTCTGCAAGATGATTGCTTACTTCTTCTGCTTTGACACGGCGCATATCTTCTATCATATTCTGCGCCGTGTCAACATCGACAGCATCAATCTTACTTACTTTTGGAAACTGAATAACATTACTGTCCGACATACTTATACTTACCTTTCACAAGTACGGTTCTAGTTTTGGTTTGCTTTTCCAACTCTAGATACCTTCCCTCCAACAAGAACGTAATACGTCTACTTACGGCAGACCCCACATTCTTTGGAAGATGTTCATTATCAGCGAGTGCTTCACGAACAGTTTTAATAACAACTCTCTTCTTAGCATGTTTTAGACTATCTATTGCTTTGAAGATTTCTTTGTCTATCATAGTATGTATATCTCGGCGTTTTGGTTTCCTAGGAGATGAATTAGGCATCACCCATTGAGTATTTTCGCTTTCATAGACTTTAGTACCATCTGGAAACAGTCGGTGCGCCTTGTCTACAGTGTGCATCATATACACTTTAGTACCATCTTCGCGAACTTTGAGAAGTACTTGTTCCATCTTAGGACCAACATACTTACCATGCTCTTCATAATGGTCTTTTAGTCTTTGATCCAACCAAGATGGAACATTATCAACTTCTTGTTTCTTTTTCGCCATGAACTACTAAGTTACACCTTATCCGCATATTGTTCTAAGTATGCAATTTTCACGCTATCTAATCGAAAACTGCGCCATGCTTCTTTTTCTAAATCCCAACATTTAATAATGTCAAGATTAGGTTCTTTATCTACTGTAGTCTTTGTGGACTCTGTGATGGGCATAAACTTACTTGCAAGCGTACATTTCATTAGACGCTCTGTGCCATCTTTCTTTGTAAATGTGACTTTACAAATGCCATCTTTTAAATCTTGAATTAGTTCTTCACGCACAATAATATTCTCCTTACTGTAATCGTTCTTTGAGTTCATTATACCCTCCAATGTTCTCATTGTCAATAGTAATGATTGGCATAGTTCGCGCATCAGGGAATTTCGCCATTAAATCATCTCTGCTAATATCCTTAGGCATGTGAATAATTTCATGCTCTAGATTGGATTCTTCAACTAGTGCTTTTGCTCGTTGACAAAATACACACCCATCTTTTGTGTAAATCTTAATCATGCTTGTCCTTTATTTTCTATGATTTTAACGCGATTGATAAAAGTCTCACGCAATTGATTATACTTATTCATTTCATGCTTACGAACAAATGCCGTCATGTCAATACAATCACCAGTCGCCATATTAAACTTTTCAACTTTCTCAGCATCGACCCATGTCTTTATTAAGTTTTTTCTACGGTCAATGAATGTGAATATTGAACAGTCCATTGACTTTACATATTGCCGAGATATCAATTTCAAGAAAAAATTAGACCTCTTACCAACAACACCTACATAGTCGCTGTTAGCATATTCAGTCTCTTGCATCTTTTGCTCTTGTTGCTTGCGATATGTTGGTACCATTGCAACAACATACCCTAGATACCTCTCTGCTACTTCATCTGTCTGTGCAAGTACATACAGATTAGTAAGAAACTCGTTTGTATCATCAGGTTTGGTTTCTCTGAAATAATTGAATATTTCTTTTGCTTCGAAATGCACACGGTCTTCATATGTTGAAGGTGTGGGATTATTAAAAAATGACTTTACTTTATCTTTTGTTGAACGATACCCTGGAGTATCGCCAGCATAACCTGTATTTGAATTACCCTTGAATCCACCATCTTGCTCAATAACCGAGATAGTGTGAGTTAGAATATCAATAATTTTATATGCTTTGCTGTCCGTAGTCATTGTCAATAAACCCTTGTTCGTTTTCAATCATCTCTTGTGCTTCTGGCATGTCTTGTTCAGGATACGGGTCACAATCACACCCACCACAATCAATGCATGTAAAACAAGAATAGCAAGAGAACTCATCTGGCGCTATGTTGTTACTTTTACATTTAGCACATGTGTACATAGTTAATACCCCATCTCGACTTCGCGTTGATATTGAAACTTCGCCGCCTCTTCTTCAATCCATGCTTCGAACTGCTGGATTTCATTAGCAAGACGGTCACGCTCAATATCGACCTTCTGCTTCAACTTCTTATCAGCGATAGCAACAACTACCTCGTCAAGAAGTTCTTTCATTTTGATATCATCTACAGACATTATATATTCTCCTCATTACAGTTATTAATATAACACAATCTATATTGAATGTCAAGCACTTTCTCACTGAAATGCGATTAAAGATAACAACAGAGAGTTTAGTGCGAATCCAATTGCATTAGATACAATATAGAGTGCATCTTTAGCATAGATTGCTCGTACTAGGAACAAGAACAGTCCTAACCATACTAGTAGTATGAAGTTCAGTGGTGGTAGATTGGTTGACCAACCCATCAGTACTGAAATTGATGTTGGAGCAGTCGCTCCGTGTATTAGGATCATTCCGATCCACCCACATATTTCTGGGATTTTATTTTTCACATTATTCATAATATAACTCCTTTTCTTATTGTATTATAGTAACACACTTTTTTAGAGTTGTCAAGTAAAATCTTCAATAAATGCCATAACACCCATTATAAAAACAACTATAATAAACAGTTGTGCAATCCGGCAGGCGATGTAGTCACTCATTCTAAATCTCCTCGACAGTAATACGGTATTTCTTACCATTCATATCGCACATGTCGATAGTCTTTTTGGTAGAAACAAAGTAACCCTTAGTAGGATGTAAGTCCCATTTGATAGGGTCAATCAATCCGATAATATTATCAGGATCATACTTCAGTAGTGCTTTACGAACTACATCAGCGATTTTATCACAATATGCTAACATTACACATTCTCCTTTTTGTAAACTTTGTATGCCTCAAGAGTTTTCAAGTCTTGTGCCATAGGATTTTTCTCAATAAACTCAATTAACTGTTCTAGTGTGAACCCAAAGAATTCACATCGTTTATTTAAGACTGACATTGCACCTTTAATTCTCATAATATAACCTCTTTTCTTATCTTACATAGTCATTATAACGTATCAATTGGCAAATGTCAAGGGAAATCCACAAAAAAGACAAAAAAAAACGGCAAAAATGCCGCTTTTTTCTTAGATACTGGGTGTGTAGGGGTTTATTCTGCTTTCCAGATGGTCCATGCTCCATATGCAAGTCCGGCATATGCGGCGAGGTCTGCAAGTGGTCCTAACACTAGAACTACTACTGATACTGCGATAATTGCAAGTCCATCTAATGATGTACGTTCTGCCAATCTGTTTTTAATCCAGTTTGTCATACTTACTCCTTATTTAGTTGTGGTTATTGTTGTAGAAGCACCTTTTGCTGTAATAGGTGACACTCCTCTTGGTGTTTGAGTTTGTGTATCTACTGGCACTTCTGGGATTACAAAAGTACATGTGAATGTACCATCAGACCAATCCCAAGGCGCTGATGTATCGTTTTTCCATGTGAGTGTCGCTGTTTCTGAAGAGAATGTATTTTCACTATTCTGCCAAGCAACAGTAATCACTTCATCTATCATGGATTCAACAAATCTGTTAGGCCATGCTCTCACTTCAGCAGGAAATACTTTTCCATCGCTGATGCGAGTGAAGTCAACTATTCGTCTTTCAATCTCTGTTAATCTATGTTGCATTATTACTTATCCTCTATCGATATATTTATCGTCATATGGTTCTTCGGAAGCGACACCAAAACCAAGACCTGCTTCAGTCAAGCGAATTCTGTTATTTAAATGCTCTGCTTCGATATCTTCTTTAGACTGTCCGTGATATGGTACTGCATATCCTTGTGCAATCATAGTATCATTTATTGAGACATCGTTGCTATCTAATAGTATGCCTAGAATACGTCCAAACTTACCTTTACTATCTTTCTCTGTTCTAATCTTAAACACTGTGCCTACAGGTAGTCTGTCTTTGATAAAGTTCTTTGATAGATTTCCGTAGTGTTTTTCTTCTAAGTCTCTTGTGCGACTTTCTGGCGTATCCATACCATACAAACGAATTCGTTGTTTGCGTAACCATACACCAAAACCTAAATCGATATCTACATCTACTGTGTCACCATCGACAATTCTTAACATAGTTGCTTTATACTCATGCATTACTATTTACTCCCACCGATGTATCCACCGATGACGCCAATCAACCCTGTTACTGACATTTTCATAAGTGTAATAACACTCTCATCAACTGGTCTGTTTTCTTCTAGTGCTACCCAATAGTCACCGATAATGATAACTCCTAGTAGTAATAGTACGCCACCTGTAATCAGTAGCACTACAACATCTTTAAAATTCTTAATCATTTCTC